GATAACTCCTCTACGCACATAGCGTATGTAAGGATGTCACAACCCTGTCCACCGAGTTCCTTCGGTACAGGAATACCAAGGAAGCCATATTTAGCCATTTTCTCAACGGTTCCAGTTGGGAATTTTTCAGTTTCATCAACTTCCTGAGCAAGTGGTTTTACTTCGTTCTCAGCGAATTCTTTGAAAAGGCTTCTTGCCATTTCGTGTTTCTTACTTAATCCGAAATCCATTTTATACTTTTCCTCCATTTTTAGTGAAGCACAGTCAAAACTCCAAACGACACCAAAGACATGTGTAGCGAAATGCACATGTCTGGCGCCACTCTCCGATATGAACATCGGTATCAGTCATTTTGACTGCCTACTTCTTATATATCTTATAAGGACTATACCCCTTATAATTCGAGAGTAATTATTCTATTCTTATTTGCTGTAATCGTAGAAACCTACGCCTGTCTTGCAGCCAAGTTTGTTTGCACGTACCATTTTTCTAAGTAATGGAGCTGGACGATACTTAGGATCGCCTGTCTCAGAATAGATTACTTCCATGATAGCAAGGCAGATATCAAGACCAATGTAGTCACCTAACTGTAAAGGTCCCATTGGGTGGTTAGCACCTAATCTCATTGCTGCATCAATATCTTCTACGCTTGCAACACCTGCTTCTAATACACAGATACCTTCGTTGATCATCGGAATAAGGATTCTGTTTACTACGAAACCAGCTGCCTCGTTAACCTGAACCGGTGTCTTACCGATTTTTTTGGAAATCTCAACGATTTTATCTCTTAAATCATCCGGAGTATTTGCTCCCTGGATTACCTCGATCAGTTTCATTACTGGTGCCGGATTGAAGAAATGCATTCCGATTACCGGTCTGTCAAGACCTGCACCAATCTCTGTGATGGATAATGAAGATGTATTTGTTGCAAAAATACAGTCAGCCGGAACAATTTCCTGAAGCTCTTTGAATGTCTGTTTTTTGATTGCCATATCCTCTAATGCTGCTTCAACTACTAAATCAGCATCTGTACAAATATCTTTTGTACCTGTGGTAATTTTAGCAAGGATTGCATCAGCTTTGTCCTGATCCATTTTGCCTTTTGCGATTCTTTTCTCGAATCCTTTTGCGATTTTTTTCTTGCCGTTTGCAGCAAACTCATCATTGATATCACATAAATATACTTCATAGCCTTCTGTCTGTGCAAAAGCCTGTGCGATACCTGATCCCATTGTTCCTGCTCCAATAATACCAACTTTCATGATATGTCCTCCTTAAAATGAAAATATATACTAACATGAAACATAGCGACTGCCATACCCAAACAATCTTGTCCATAGATTAGTCACACATATCTAATAATGTCTGTGCTTTGCCGTAACTATGTTAAATTACTAACAAAGCAATGTTTAAAATATCTCCGACACTTTCGCATGTCGCAATCATGCCGGAGATAAATCCGGATTTTTAAATCCTTTTAAAAATCAAGTTTTAATTAAGCTTCTTTTTTAACGATTGTAGCACAACCCATTCCGCCACCGATACACAGAGTAGCAAGTCCGTATGTAACGTCTCTCTTCTGCATAGCATGAAGCAGTGTAACAAGGATACGGCATCCGGAAGCTCCTACCGGATGTCCCAGTGCGATAGCACCACCGTTTACATTTAAGATATCAGAGCTGAAGCCTAACTCTTTCTGTACTGCTACAGACTGAGCTGCAAATGCCTCATTTGCCTCGATCAGATCGATATCATCCATCTCAAGACCAGCGATCTTTAATGCTTTTCTTGTAGCCGGAACCGGTCCGATACCCATGATCTCCGGAGCGCATCCGGCAAGAGCACCTGCTACGAATGTAGCCATCGGTTTAACACCAAGTTCTTTTGCTTTTTCTTCGCTCATTACAACGATTGCTGCAGCACCATCATTGATACCGGAAGCATTACCTGCTGTAACAAGTCCGCCCTCTTTACCGGAGCAGCATTTTAATTTAGAAAGTGACTCAGCTGTTGTGCCAGGACGCGGTCCCTCATCTTTTGCGATCATAACAGTCTCTTTTTTCATTTTAACCGGAACAGGAACGATCTCATCATCAAATGCTCCGGACTCCTGAGCTGCTACTGCTTTCTGCTGGGAAACTGCTGCGAACTCATCCAGTTCTTCACGTGTTAATCCCCACTGATCACAAATATTCTCAGCTGTGATCATCATATGGTAGTTGTTGAATGCATCCCATAATGCATCATTTACCATTGTATCAATCATAGTTGCATTGTTCATTCTGTAACCAAAACGAGCTTTCTTTAATGCATATGGAGCCATAGACATATTCTCCATACCACCTGCTACAACGATATCAGCCTGTCCAGCCATGATCATGTTTGCAGCCTCGTTTACACATTTCAGACCGGATCCGCATACTACATTCAGTGTGAAAGCCGGAACCTCATTCGGGATACCTGCTTTGATAGATGCCTGACGAGCTACGTTCTGTCCCTGGGAAGCCTGGATAACACATCCCATCATAACCTCGTCAACCTGTTCCGGAGCAACGCCTGCTCTCTTTAATGCCTCTTTGATAACGATGGATCCTAATTCAACAGCCGGAGTATTTCCAAACTGTCCACCCATTTTACCGATTGCAGTACGGCAAGCGCCTGCTAATACAACTTTCTTTGCCATTTTTTTCTTCTCTCCTTCTTGACTTTTTAAATATACCTCTAGTAATTATGTTAAAAGAATAACGCTAGACAATATTATTTTAGCACTATCATCTAATTTTTGCAACGTCTCCTTCGTCATTTTTCCTAAAATTCAAAAAGGATTTTCGTACACTTTTGTCATTTTTTTAACATAGTCGAAAGGGTGAAAAGTCATCTAAAAGACTGTTATTTTTTTAACATAGTCTCCAAAAAAAATTAGGATCCGTACACCGAACCTCGGTTTCCGCTTTCCTATTTTCTTCTTCGATGGTTCCTCGCTCTTCTGGCTAAGGTCTTTGAAAAATCTTATGAGTTAACTTTAACACACGTATGCATACAATGCAATACCCACATACAGGTAATTAAATTTCTTCCCAGTTCCTACATTACCACAAAGTTATTGAAAAATCCAGTCTTTTTATAAAACTTTGACATTTTTTTCACAAAATCTTCATATTTTTTCCATAACTGAAAGGACGCCAGAAGTTAATTTTTCCTAAGCAAGCAATTGTTAGTTGCAAGGGTAAAATTAACTTCTGACGTCTTCTCTTCAAAATCTTAAAATTAAATATTAAAGATTCTTAACTGTCGCGATGTCGATCATCGTCATCTGATCATTTGCTGTCTCAAGGCTGAGTGCCAGCGCATTTGCCGTATCCATGGATGTCAGGCAGTGAACGCCTGTCTCAATGGCATTTCGGCGAATGAGGAATCCGTCTCTGGATTTATCACGTCCCTGTGTCGGAGTATCGATAACAAGGTCAATCTTGTGTCCGAGGATCAGATCCATAACATTTGGTGATTCCTGAGAAATTTTATTTACGCGTCGGGCATTTACACCGTGATCCTGCAGATATTTTGCAGTGCTTCTTGTGGCATAAATCGTATATCCCAGTGCCTCAAAACGTTTTGCAACGCCAACTGATTCTTCTTTATCCGAATCTTTGACGGTCATGATCATCCGTTTGTACTTCGGAAGCTGGATACCAGCACCGATAAATGCTTTGTACAGTGCTTCGTTGAAATTCTTGGCAATACCAAGACACTCACCGGTAGATTTCATTTCCGGTCCAAGACTGATCTCCGCTCCACGCAGTTTCTCAAAGGAGAATACCGGCATCTTGATTGCAATATAATCTGCCTCCGGTGCCAGTCCCGGCTTGTATCCCATTCCTTTGATTGTCTCACCAAGGATCACTTTGGTTGCCAGATCTACGATCGGGATACCTGTTACTTTGCTGATATACGGTACGGTTCTGGAAGAACGCGGGTTTACTTCGATAACGTATACTTCCTCGTTCATTGCAATAAACTGGATATTGATCAGTCCTACAACATGAAGTGCTCTTGCCAGACGTTTTGTATATTCTACAATCGTCTCTTTTACATGATTGCTGATCGTCGGTGCCGGGTATACAGAAATACTGTCTCCGGAATGTACACCGGTACGCTCGATATGTTCCATAATACCCGGGATCAGGATATCTGTACCATCGCATACCGCATCAACCTCAATTTCTTTACCCATCAGGTATTTATCGATCAAGATTGGATGATCCTGTGCGATCTGATTAATGGTATCAATAAATTCTACGATTTCATCATCATTGAAGGCAATATGCATGCCCTGTCCGCCAAGTACATAAGAAGGACGAACAAGCACCGGATAACCTATGCGGTTTGCTGCCACTTTTGCTTCCTGAGCCGTATAAACAGTATCACCTGCTGCTCTCGGAATATTCGTCTTCTCCAGGATTTCATCAAAAAGTTCACGGTCTTCGGCTGCATCAACATCCTCTGCTTTTGTACCAAGAATCGGCACACCCATCTTCATCAGGCTTTCCGTCAACTTGATCGCAGTCTGTCCACCGAACTGTACAACTGCTCCATCCGGTTTCTCGATGTTTACAACATTCTCAACATCTTCCGGTGTCAGTGGTTCGAAATACAGCTTGTCTGCAATGTCAAAGTCAGTGGAAACCGTCTCAGGATTGTTATTAATAATAATGGTTTCATATCCGGCTTTGGAAAATGCCCATGTACAATGAACCGAACAGAAATCGAACTCGATACCCTGTCCGATACGGATCGGACCAGATCCAAGTACCAGCACTTTTTTCTTCTTTGCTGTTCCATCTGCCTCATTTTCACCGTCAAAACAGGAATAATAATATGGTGTGCTTGCCGCAAACTCAGCAGCACAAGTATCAACCATCTTGAAAGAAGCTGTGATACCGTTCTCATAACGCATATTTTTGATGTAGTCTTCGTCTTTACCTGTTAACTGAGCAATCACTTTATCCGGGAACTCAATACGTTTTGCTTCACGCAGCAGATCCACGGTCAGTGCTTCGCTGCGCAGACGACCTTCCATTTCAACCAGGATTGCAATTTTATCAATGAACCACTTGTCAATCTTTGTGATTTCATGGATGGTGTCATAGGAAACACCACGACGGCATGCCTCTGCAATAACCCAGATTCTTCTGTCATCTACCACTTTCAGACGCTCGATCAGTTTATCATAAGAAAGTGTCAGATATTCATCAGAAACAAGACTGTCCACATGCTGTTCAAGGGAACGGATAGCTTTCATCAGCGCACCTTCGAAGTTTGTACAGATACTCATAACCTCACCGGTTGCTTTCATCTGTGTAGTCAGTGTACGTTTTGCAGTGATAAATTTATCAAACGGCAGACGCGGGATCTTTACAACGCAATAATCCAACATCGGCTCGAAACTTGCATAAGTTTTTCCTGTAATGGCATTTTTGATTTCATCCAGTGTATAGCCAAGTGCGATCTTTGCGGCAACTTTTGCAATCGGATATCCGGTTGCCTTGGAAGCCAGGGCGGAAGAACGGCTTACACGCGGGTTAACCTCGATGACACAGTATTCAAAGGAATCCGGATTCAACGCATACTGTACATTACATCCACCGGTGATGTTCAGCTCACTGATAATATTTAACGCAGAAGTACGCAGCATCTGGTATTCTTTGTCACCCAATGTCTGGGAAGGTGCTACTACGATAGAATCACCAGTATGCACACCAACCGGGTCGATATTCTCCATATTACATACGGTAATACAGTTTCCGTTGGCATCACGCATTACTTCGTACTCGATTTCTTTCCATCCAGCGATGCAGCGCTCAACCAGAACTTCTCCGACACGGCTCAGACGCAGACCATTACTCAGGATTTCAACTAATTCCTCTTCATTATGAGCAATACCACCGCCGCTTCCGCCTAAAGTGAAAGCCGGACGCAGTACAACCGGATAACCGATGGTATTTGTAAATTTAATACCATCCTCTACCGTATTTACAACCAGAGAAGCTGCACACGGCTCGCCGATTTTTTCCATGGTATCTTTGAACGCCTGACGATCCTCCGCACGGAAAATAGTCTCAGCTGTTGTACCAATGAGTTTTACACCGTTTTCTTCTAAAAATCCGGATTCTGCCAGCTCCATACCAAGGTTCAGACCAGCCTGTCCACCCAGAGTCGGAAGTACGCTGTCCGGTTTTTCTTTCAAAATAATCTGTTTTAACACATCAACGGTCAACGGCTCGATATAAACCTGATCCGCGATCTGTTTATCTGTCATGATGGTTGCCGGGTTGGAGTTTACCAGGCAAACTTCAACACCTTCCTCTTTCAGGGAACGGCATGCCTGTGTACCTGCATAATCAAACTCAGCAGCCTGTCCGATAACGATCGGACCGGAACCGATTACTAATACTTTTTTGATATCTGATCTCTTTGGCATTATTTCTGTCCTCCCATCATTTCAATAAACTTGTCAAACAGGTATCCGGAATCCTGTGGCCCAGGGCATGCTTCCGGATGGAACTGTACAGTAAAGATATTCTTTCCTGTATACTTGAGTCCTTCATTGGTTCCGTCATTTACATTTGTAAACGCAGGAACTGCTACTGCTTGATCCAGACTGTCTGCATCCACCGCGTATCCATGGTTCTGGGATGAAATGTATACACGACCTGTCTCCAGATCTTTTACCGGATGATTGCCACCTCTATGGCCATATTTGAGTTTATAAGTATCTGCGCCGGTAGCTAATGCCATCAGCTGGTGTCCTAAGCAGATAGCAAAAATCGGTACTTCTGAATCATAAAGTTTTTTCACTTCTTTGATAATATCTGTGCAGGCTTTTGGATCTCCAGGGCCGTTAGAAAGCATAATTCCGTCCGGATCAGAAGAAAGAATCTCCTCAGCCGTTGTGTGTGCCGGATAAATCGTAACTTCACAGCCACGTTTGTGCAGGGACTGTGCAATATTGTTCTTTGCGCCAAAGTCCAGCAGTGCTACTTTATAGCCATCTGCTTTCAGCACTTTTTTCTCACTGCAAGTCACCTTATCCACTACATTTCCTGTATTGTATACATGAAGCTGAGGCAAAATTTCATCCAGTTTGTAATTTTCATCTGTGGTGATCATACCATTCATAGTTCCTTTTTCACGCAGAATTTTTGTCAACGCTCTTGTATCAATTCCTGCGATTCCCGGAATATCATGTTCTTTCAAAAAATCCTGAATGGTTCCCTGGCAACGGAAGTTACTTGGAATTCTGGATAACTCTCTTACGATATATCCGTCCGGCCATGGCTGTGCAGACTCCATATCCGGTGTAACTCCATAATTTCCAATCAGCGGATACGTCATTACAACTGCCTGTCCCGCATAGGATGGATCTGTCAAAACCTCCAGATAACCAGTCATGGAAGTATTGAAGACGATCTCACTGATCACGCTCTTTGTCGAACCAATGCTTGTTCCGGTAAATACTGTACCGTCTTCCAGAATCAGAAATGCTTTCATTTATTCGCCCGTCCTTTCTCTTTTCTACAATATACACTTTGCATCCAAAAATGTTCTCACATTTTTGCTGCGAGATGCACGTCATGCAGCGCATGATAAATATCTCTGTCCATCTCTGTAATCTTACTACATTTTAACATGTATTTGCTGGCTTGTTGCAAAAAAAAAGAGGGAATTTTCTCTTTTTCTGTATATTTATACATTATTTATGCATAATATTCATTTTTCTGCCATATATACAAATTGTAGGTATTTTATCATAGTTTTTTCCTTTTTTCAACACTTACTTTCATGATTTCTCACTTAAGCAACAGCGGCAAGGCCCGACGTCATCGCCAGACCTTGCCGCTTCTTAATTACTCAATTTTTGTTTTTCCACCCATATATGGCTGTAATGCTTTCGGAATATTAACAGTTCCATCCGCATTTAAGTTATTCTCCAGAAATGCGATCAACATTCTTGGCGGAGCAACTACGGTATTATTCAATGTATGTGCCAGATATTTCTTACCATCAGCACCTTTTACACGGATTTTCAGTCGTCTTGCCTGAGCATCACCAAGATTTGAACAGCTTCCTACTTCGAAATATTTCTTCTGACGCGGAGACCATGCCTCAACATCAACAGATTTGACCTTCAGGTCAGCAAGGTCACCGGAACAGCACTCTAACGTACGAACCGGAATATCAAGACTGCGGAACAGATCTACCGTATTCTGCCATAATTTCTCATACCACATCATAGAATCTTCTGGTTTACATACAACGATCATTTCCTGTTTTTCAAACTGATGGATACGGTACACACCTCTCTCCTCGATACCATGAGCTCCCTTTTCTTTACGGAAACATGGAGAATAGCTGGTCAGAGTCTTTGGCAACTGCTCCTCATCGATCATCGTATCAATAAAGCTTCCGATCATGGAATGCTCGGAAGTACCGATCAGATACAGATCCTCGCCTTCAATCTTGTACATCATAGCATCCATCTCATCAAAACTCATAACACCGGTAACAACATTACTTCTGATCATGTATGGCGGAATGCAGTATGTGAATCCACGGTCAATCATAAAATCACGGGCATAAGCCAGAACTGCTGAGTGCAAACGGGCAATATCCCCTTTCAGATAATAGAAACCGTTTCCGGCTACTTTTCTTGCACTGTCAAGATCAATACCATCAAATTTCTCCATGATTTCTGTGTGATACGGAATCTCGAAATCCGGAACAACCGGCTCACCGAAACGCTCAACTTCTACGTTCTCACTGTCATCTTTTCCAATCGGAACAGACGGATCAATGATATTTGGGATGGTCATCATGATTTTTTTGATTTTCTCCTGAAGCTCGCCTTCCTGTGCCTCAAGTTCTGTCAGACGTTCTGCATCTTTGGCAACCTGCTCTTTTAATGCCATAGCCTCTTCTTTTTTTCCCTGTCCCATCAGAGCACCAATCTGTTTGGAGATACGGTTTCTGTTGGCACGCAGATCATCCGCTTCCTGCTGAACTGTTCGGGATGATGCATCTAACTCGATTACTTCATCCACCAGACCAAGTTTGTGATCCTGAAATTTATTTTTGATATTCTGTTTTACAATATCCGGGTTTTCTCTTAAAAACTTAATGTCAATCATAGCTTCCTCCTGAGGAAATTTTATTCTTTCAAAAGTATACACTGATTCACAGCAATATTCAAGCCTTGTTCCTTGTGTTCTGGATAAATTTTGTATCGAATTTTGTATCGGTAAACCTTTTAATCACACAAGCAAGATCTATTCTCGGCGTAACGCATCAATTGGTTTCAGATTTGCTGCTTTATAAGATGGCAGTAATCCGAAAATAATTCCAATTCCCATAGAAAATCCAACTGCAATGATTGCCGCCGGGATACTGATAACCACAGGCATCTCACTAACTTTAGAAATCACCTCCGCGAGCACGATTCCTGCAATTACACCGATGATACCACCAAGGCTGGTCAATACGGCTGCCTCTGTCAGAAACTGACCAAGAATATGGCTCTTCTTTGCTCCGATCGCTTTTTTCAGCCCAATTTCTTGTGTGCGTTCTGTCACAGATACTAACATGATATTCATAACACCGATACCGCCGACCAGAAGCGAAATACCTGCAATCCAGATCAGCATGCGGTTTGTGGACTGGCTCAGTTCCTGAATATCCTGTGCCTGTTTTAACAAATCCTGGCCTTTATATTGGATTGTACTATCAGAAACACTGAGATTTGCGTTCAGGATATCTGCCACCGCCTGGCCTGCAGATGCCATGGAATCTGTATCTGTTGCTTTTAAAACCACACTCTGTGGTTCATCATACTGAAATACAATCGGCCATGTGGCAGATGGAATAAACACTCTGCCACTGCTATCCTGCATGTAAGTATAATAGTCATCCATAGAATTGATCACTGGTTCAAAACCATCTTTTTTATCTGCAATTCCAACTACAATATACGGTTCTCCCTGAATCTCGATGGTCTTTCCTATCGCATCGGCTCCCTGAAATAACGAAGATGCACTATCCCGATCTAAAATTGCCACTTTTCTGTATTTCGCATAATCATTACTGTCAAACCCACGGCCCTCCTTAATGGTATAACTGCAGGTATCCAGATAATTTGCATCAACCCCCATGACATAACCACCGGAAAGAGATGTATTGCCATAACATACCGTATCATAACCCTGACGGCTGGTATAGCGGGATGCTTCCTCCACACCATCCACTGCCAGAATCTGCTGCATAGTATCATCACTGATCACCGGAACACCATCCGGAATTCCGTTATAATCCATCTCGTAAGTCCATTCATCCTGATAAAGTTGAACTGTCACTGCATTATTTCCGGCACCTACCAGATTCTGTTTGATCTGCTCATTTGTTCCCTGAATTGTGGAAACAATTGCAATAATTGCACCAATACCGATAATGATGCCAAGCATCGTCAGAAAGGAACGCATTTTATGAGACCAGATGCCCTGAAAGGACAGTCTAATATTTTCTAACATTTCACGCACCTCCCCTTAATAATATGAGCCATCAGAATCCACCGCACGGACACCCTCTTTTGCCGTTTTTCCATATGGAAAGGCAATGCGGTCATCTTCACTCAATCCGGCTTTAATTTCAATTGTATCTCCGTAAATGATTCTTCCTGTTTTCACATACTGTTTCACCAGACGATCATTCTCATCTGCTTTCAGTACATAAGACTTTCCATTTTCCGTACGGACATATCCTTTAAAAATATAAAGAGAACTTCCTGTTTCATCATCGGAAACTGTCATGGTCAGATCCACATATTCGCCATTTCGAAATCCTGACGTATCTTCAATATAAGCGACAAATGGGTAGTAAGACACATTATTATTGCCTTCTCCATAAGAAGAAACATCCGTGGAAGGATAGTTTTTAATCTCGGTAATCTCTGCCTCGCAGCTTGATCCGCTTTCCCACGAAGACACACTGACCATCTGCCCCGGTTTTACCTTATCCAGAAGTAATTCGCTGATTCCTCCTGTCACATATAGACCTTCCGAACCTGTCACCTCCATAAATGGCGTACCGTCATTTGGCAGATTGTCTTTATCCTGCAAATTTTTTACTATGCCGGTAACCGTAGCATATATCATTCCATCGGAACTCTTCGCTTTCAGTTTTTCTACTTCCAGTTCCGCTTTTCGCTTATTCAGGTCCAGCTCCTTGATTTTTTTCTCCTGCTCTGCGATCATATCATTTAATTCCGCCTGGGTGTAACCGCCTTTATCTGATATTCTGTCATTGACAACACTCGAATCATCCTCTGCCTCTGATGCATCATTTGAAATCTGGCTGTGATCATATACGGACCATTTTGTATTTCCATCAGGCACAACGATCTGTGCACCGTCCACTTCCCATGCGGTCACAAGTTCTCCGGAAACTTCATTATTTTCCCGAATCTCGAATACAGCATATGTTTTTTCTTCTGCCAGCTGGCTTAAAAAGTTTCCCGTCACATAAGCTGATTCTGTACACAGGTAACGATAAGGATTCTCTTCGCTGCCATCTGCGCTGTTCTGATTATATGGAACGGCAGTCCAGGAAATATAGTTGTATGCATTTCCTGCCATCTCCTGCACATGTGGTATATCAGGTTCTGGCGTCACCGGATTGGCTGGCTCCACATATGGTTTCGTATTTTTTAATTTTTTTAAATCATTCTGAGCAATAGTAATCTGATTATTCAGATTTTCTACTTCCAGCTGTTTTCCCTGTAAATTCAGGGAAGCTACTGTCGTATCAAGTGCCAGCAGTTTATCACCTTTCTGCACCTGCTGTCCTTCCTTTACATACACCTCTTTGATTTCATCCGTATTCGTAATTTCCACAGACTGAGAATAATCATTCGTAATCATTCCGGAGCTATTAACATCGTCTCCCCAATATCCACTATTTAAATCTGCCACAGACATCACTTCCGCTGTCATTTTGGCGCGCTGTACATAGACACCGGTTCCGATGCTGCCTCCTGCAATAGCTGCAACAATGGCGATCACAAGAACACGTTTCATGACTTTCCTATTTTTCATTCTGCCGCCTCCTCTATCTCACCATCAATGATGTGGATCACACGTTTTGCATAAGACGCAATCTTTGCATCATGCGTGATCATGACAATGGTCACACCTTCCTCATTCAGACGGTCAAAAAGCTCCATGATCTGTCTGCCGGACTTGGAATCCAATGCTCCCGTAGGCTCATCAGCCAGCAAAATCTTCGGATTGTTCACCATAGCACGGGCAATGGCTACACGCTGTTTCTGACCGCCGGACAGCTGCGTTGGTTTGAATTCCACACGATCTGCCAGCCCCACACGATCCAGTGCAGCAGCCGCACGTTTTTCCCGATCCGGCTTCTTTACTCCTGCATAAATCAGAGGCAATGCTACATTTTCCAGTGCGCTCTCTCTGGGCAGCAGATGAAAACTCTGAAACACAAACCCGATACTGTTCAGTCTGACATCTGCAAGTTCCCGGTCTTTGCATTGTAAAACATCCTGCCCCGCCAGTTCATAGCTGCCACTGGTAGGCAGATCCAGGCATCCGATGATATTCATTAATGTCGTTTTTCCGGAACCGGAAGGTCCCATGATTGCCACATATTCTCCCTCTTCCACCGAAACACTCACATCTTTTAATACAGGAACTACCAGTTTTTCCTGCTGATAATCCTTATAAATATGACTAAGATTTAAAAGCATATGCCCCTCCTATTCTGCCGCCGGAGTGTCTGCACTTCCTGTGTCAGCACCTGAATCTCCATCTACGACCGGCTGCATATCACTTTCATCTACCATACCGGCATCAGCATCCTCGTCCATACTATGAGCATCTGTTTCGCCATCAGAAGAAAGATCCTCTCGGAATCCTTCATCCATATCTTCGTAAAGCATATCATCATCCGGATATTCTTCCACCATTCCTTCATCTACATTTGTAGTTGTCTTTAAACCTATACGGAATCCAGATACCGGCCATGCGATATAATCTGTCAGCTCCAGACCGGATGTAATCTCATACAGCTCCATGCCTTCGTCATATTCCCCAAGTTCAACTGTACGCTTCTCCAGTTTACCTTTTCCGTTATCTGCCCATACATATGGTGTATCCTCGTCTTGCACAATATATCCACTGTAAAGCCAGATTCCTTCTTTCTCATCCATCTGTCCTTCATCCAGCTCCACATACAGATGCTGTCCAAGCATCAGGCCATCTGCGGAATCAAGTTTTACATAAAATGGATATTTGCTGGACTGATTGTCAGAATTGGAACCATCATAAGACGTGTTGTTATTATTCGCCTGCTTATTTTCTGTATCAATTTTCTCAATTGTTCCTGTCCATGTCTTTGTCTCGTCTACTCTGGAACGTAAAATCACACTCTGCCCCTCGGAAAGACTGTATACATTTGTCTCATTAACAGTCCCTTTCACACGGTAATCGCCAACAGTTAGGATTGACATAAATGGCTGTTGGTTACCATGCTCATCTGTACTTTCGTTTTCATTAATGGATTTTACAATACCGTTGATTTTGCTGCTCACGGTTGACTGGGACATCGTATCTTCCATCTTCTGAATCTCTAATTTCTTACTCTGCTGTTCAAATTCAGACTGCTTGATGGAAGTTTGCAGACTCTGGATCTGCACCGTATAATTAAACTGCTCATCCTTGGATGCTGTATTTTTTTCTGCTGTCAATGTTTTGATCTGATTGTTGTAGTCTGTGATCTGATTTGCAATGGTTTCCAACTCCAGCTTTGCCTGCGCGATCTGCAGACTCAGATCATCTGTCTTGTACTCGAATAATGGAGTTCCCTCCTGCACTTCGTCACCTACGGATACAAAAATTTCTTTCACCGTCTGGTCTGATGTCAGATTCACGTCCCAGGTATCCTGAGATTCCACAACACCCATATAACGGTTCTGCCCGCCTCCATTGCTACCGTTTACCAAAGACTGTACGGACTCCACATAGGCTGCATCTCCACCGCCACTGCTTTTCCCCAATTTACCTTTCAGGAAAAAACCAACCGATACCGCAGCAATTGCAACGATGATCACAACTGCTAAAATGATTTTTTTCTTCTTGCTCATATCGCACTCCTCCTATAATCAGGAAATCACCCCGCCATTACAATCTATTCTGCGTAAATTCAAGTCGAACGCACGTGAGACTTGGTGCGCGATTATAGTTAGTGTAATCTAACACATTCATCTCAAAATCACTGCACATCTACACTTCGTTTCGGTCATGACAAACAAAAATGGCTACAGATTTCCTTTCTGTAACCATTTTAACATGACGTAATTTTTAATACTATTAAGATACCCTTAATTTTTATTTTTCTGCAAACCCTGTATTTAAGCCATTCTTTAAAAAAATTTGTTACTAACTTGTTACTAACCGTTTATGTTTATTCTTTATTATATGTGGCTATATTATACCGCGACCTGTCCTTTTACAATCTTACAGGTCACTTCTCCGGAATAATCAAAGTCGACTTTTCCATCGCGTACGAACCACACACCCTGATCATTTTTTGCCAGTCCGGTATAATTGAAGTCTACTGCACCTTCCTGCAGGTAGAACCATCCATTTTCATTTTGTGCCAAACCGGTATAATCAAAGTTTACTTTTCCGTTTTCGATTCTCCACCAGCCGTTTTCATTCTGGGCGATTCCGGTATAGGTAAAATCAACAGCTCCATTGGTTATCTTCCACCAGCCGTTCTCATTCTGAGCTACGGTATTAGCCCCGAAATCAACCGCACCGTTCCGGACATACCACCAGCCATTTACGTTTTGCGCAAGCCCGGTGTAGTCTGCCGCTACCTGGTTATCTTTGTAATAGTACCAGTTTCCGTCAGCTGTTGGCTGATTGGCAAGACCGTCTGGAATACTTGGCTGTGTCAACCTGCCATGGAACTCCTGCTCCCAGAGTGCATCATCCACCCAGTAGGACGGGCATGGCTTGCCGTTGACATCGTAGTGGCGGATTACACGATCAACCGGAATGTTGTATTTGCTCATCAGCTCTTTTACAAGATTTAGAGCGTTATTGATCGTCGCTTCTGTTGCTTTTACGGTTCCATTTTTTATCGTGTCGCACAGCTCCACGTTCAGAGTGTTTGCATTTTTGGCCGTTCCGTACAGTCGACCACCGCCATTGTTGTACTTTCTTCCACCAACAGCCCATGCAATACGATCATCGGGAACCGAATGCACTACAGTCGTGTCATCGACAAAATAGTGCGCTGATGACTTCCTGTTTTCACCTTGAAAATATTTACCGTTATTTTCTGCTGTATCTCCATCATTACTGGTAAAATGTATAGTGATATATCCGATACTGCACAATGCTCTATACGCTCCGTAGTTTGTTTTAGAAGCCCATATTTCCTTCATGTTGTATGCCATTACTCATTACCTTCTTTCTTTTCGATATACTGTTTGAACAGCTGATGCAGTCCTGTGGATGCCAGACCGCTGAATAATCCGCTCAGTATCACAGCAGGGGAAACATTCCATCCGCTGATCCAGATAGAAAGGATCACTCCCAGCAGTGCACAGACTGTCGGGATATATTTATTATCAACGTCCTTCACCCATTTTTTGATCACATAACCTACGCACAGGCAGATCCCTACGATTACCGGAATCATGAAATCTGCTAAAAATCCTAAATCTGCCATTTTACTGTCCTTTCTTTTTTAAATGCAATTCTTCAATTTCCTGTTTCATTTTTGTCACCATTCCATTCCCACCTAATTTATGATATGCATCATACATCTCATTAAAATTCTCGTAGGCATAAGATGGGATTTCTCCAATCCGCATATATTTATCATGGTATTCGATCAGCTGTACACGCAGAAGCAGCATGGTTCCCTTGCTGTTTGCATCCCTGTCTCTTTTCTGCTTTTTCAGCAGCCATACTATGTATCCCATCAATGCCGTTAGTATGATTGGGAGGGCTACAAGGTATGTCTGCAGCAGTAAATCATTCACTTTTTTTCATCACTCCCCTCTGCCTACGCTATCGGCTCATCAATCGCAATCATCGGATCAGCGCCTTTATTCTCATGCTACCACACTTCCCATTGCGACATACGTCATGTTGATCACCAGCATGGTTGCTGCTGAATTCTGTCCATACAAATACAGCAATCCATTAGAAATCATGAAAGCTGTAGGTACCGCATTCAGCCAACCATCTCCGCATACCATGCCTGTCCCATATACAATGCTGTTCGGCCTGTACCCTTCCGGAATCGTGCCGGCAGTCCACCACGTTCCTGCATTGCCTCCGATAGCACCCGTGTGCATATACACAGACAGCGAAACCATCCCATCCGCCGTTTTAGTGATCATGTTGGTTTCACATTGAAATTCTGTTAATAACTTTGCCGTACTGACCTTTCCGATATCGTCCATCCGTTTCGACAACATCTCGATTGTCGGCGACACAGAAAACAGCTTCGTCACGCTTGTAATCGTCAGACCGCTCAGTGATACCCGGTACAACGGGAAATCATCCTGCGTTGCTCCGGACAAAATGTTTCCATTGACATAACTCGGAACACTCGTCTGAATGGATGAACTGGCTTTCCCTTTGATCACCACAAGTTCCGCCGATTCTACCTGTAAACTGGTATCTTTTTTATAACGCATCACTATTAAATCACTCCGGTACATCTTCTGCGTACCATTCTGAATGGTCACTTCCTCATAACTGTTCACCGGGATGCGCATGTGCCGTCCCTGGTTGACCAGCTCACCGGATTTAATCTTAATCAGGTTATTTGATACAATCTCCGCTGCAAACTGATTACCGCCGGCCAGGACGTATTTCCCTGTTCCGATCACTCCGGCATGTAATGCTCCGGCTGCTTCCGCTGTCACATGTTCTTTTCCGGTGTGCCCTGTAATAATTTCCACTGCCATTTCATCACGCTCCTATTCTCCAATTTGACATTCTACATTGATGCCACTGCTGTTGACTTTCAGTATCTTTTTCACGATGTCTCGTTTTATCGTAACTCCAGTAATTGTCTCCCGTGCTCCCACGATATCACCGACATCATACTCTGTATTATTTTCAAAATCTGTTTCCAACGTATTTGCTGCCGCCCAAGTTTCCTGCAGTCGCTGTGTACCGCCGGTAATCAACTCTTCCTCTGATTCCACGTTGGAATAGTCGTAAGTCTCTGTCACTTCATCCACGCCGAAAAACGTCTGTGTTTCTGATATATTTCCCCGCACATCCATGTACAGATGCCGGACCATCCGCTCACTGAGGTCTCCTTTTCCCAGGCAGATCAGATGATTTACCGGCCGTTCATTGCTGCTGATCTGAAAATTCATCTGGTCAGAATCCCACTCTTCATCCTGGCTATAATCCACCAAAGGTACCGCAGACAAATGCACCTTTCCTTCACGATAATACATGACCAGTTTTGCGCCGGCGCATTTTAACATCTTCCGCATGCCTGTGTATGCATCAATATAACGATCCATCTGATATGAAGTGATTGTGATGCCTGCTTTCTCGCTGGGTGTCTCAAACAGATCTCCAGCTCCAATGCGCTGTATCAGAAATCCCAACACCTCATTGGCGTCTCCGGATAACACCAGATAATCCTGCCCGTCATCCGGACACACTATCTTCTTGGACAGTATCCCCTGCCAGGTCCTTCCGGAATAGGTAACCGTCTCTTTTCCAGTATCCACGCAAACACCATCGATCCGGCCACCATACTCCGTATATTTCACATGCCCGTTCACTACATCCTGCATTGCCAGATAATCACCGATACTGCAGCAATGATCGGAAATTGCCATGGTGCACTCAAAATCGTTTTCATCTGATCCGAAAGCCAGATCCAATTCGTATCGATCAATCGCCCCAAGCATTGCGTGATTGGAATCTTCGTGAATCAAGTCCATTTTGGCTCAGACCTCCTCTCATACATGGTGATGTCAAACCCAAACAGCCCGCTCCAGGACACGGAATGACTTCCGGAAGCAACCTTCTGAAACACATACCAGTCTCTGTCCTGCAGGTTGTACTGATTGACCTGCTCACCGTCATTTTTCACTTTATATATCTTTTTACTCAGCGAATTAATGACAAGATATTCCCCGGTCTCCAGCTGACAGTTCACATGGTACTTGTGGCTGCCGATCAGAATCTCCGGATTTTCACAGGGGCCATAAACTACCATTTCAAAATCTGCATCCGAGATGGCTTCATTCAACAGAATCCGGCTCGACATCCCATTGTAATAATCAAACGGATAATCATGTGGATAGTCCATGTTATTTCCGCTGCCAGATGTTTCCTGTGGTTGGAAAATGTACTTTGATTCGTAGATCCAGTCTTCACCATCCGGTAGAATTTCAACTTCCACCAGCATCTTTCTTGTTTCCAGATATTTATCTGATGTATTGTTTTTTGCAATAAAACATCGCAAATATCCCGAACCAACATAGAGTCTTCCCGACATTCCAGCAAGAACATCTGCATCAAAAAAATCTGATAAGGTGCTGACCTGATGTAAGCAATCCATTTCAGATTTTGCAGATACTATGATATCGGCATTACGCTTTGCCGATTTTCTTTTTCCTGTCATCCTCGGGCGCCCGTCATAACTGTCCATAGAATAGTCCCATTCATAATTCAGCAATGAATATTTTTTGGCCATTTTATATGGTTCACGATCCAAATAAATCCTGCTGCCATTCCTGTTCTGATAAAAGATGTCCATTATGCCATGTTCACCCCTCTCACAAATCTTCCAAGTTCCCGATTATTGGCTCTGAAAGTAAATCCAGCACGCTCGAATGCATCTACTGTGGCATCTGCCAGACGCTCATAGTTAAATATTACACTTCTGTTTTGATCAACCAGTTCCATACTCTGATTCTGATAGAAAGTACTTTCTCCAGCAAACATGGTATTAATATCCATACTTCCAACGGTCTCCATACTCAACACTTTCATTGACGTCTGCACCGGTTTCAGGTTTCTTTCGATACCTGCTGCAAGACCAAGATCGATCATTTTTCCGACTTCCAGTTCAAAAACTCGTGATGGCGAATGAATACCAAGTGCCTCTTTTGCAGCATCCAAAGCATTTTTAGCAACATTCTTTGCCGCTGTTACCAACTTTCCAATTCCACCTGTGATACCATTTACTATACCTTTAATAATATTGGTTCCAAGTTCTCCCCAATCGACATCTCTGAAATTACTTTTGAACGAATCCACCGCCTTCTTGACTGCTGACGGAATATTTGTAATCCCATTTATAAATCCAGCTATGATTTTTAACAGCATAGATCCACCCGATGACACAAGCTTTGGGAAATTTGAAGCAATTGTGCTTATCATCTGTCCCAGCAATGTGCCGATCTGAGTTAAGAAATAGGGAATATTCTGTATAAAACCAACTGCAAGTTTTCCGACTATCAAAACACCAGCCGCAAGAATTTGAGGAACCGCTTTTATAATCACCGTCAAAATCTTTCCAATCAATTCGCCGACCGTTGCCATCATATGACCGTCTCCCTGCCCCCAGCCAGCTATAAATTCTTCCACAGAAGCTATACCTTCCGCTAAAATTTGCGGTAGAGAAGTTTCAATCCATTCAATTGCATTATCGAGGAAATTATTGACCGTATCTTTCCATCGACCTTTATTTTCCTGCCAGCCTTGTATAATGTTACTGATAATCTGTTTCCCGTTTTCGATCAATAATGGAATTGCAGTTGTGATAAATGTTCCGATTGCACTAGGAAGCTGTGTGATAATTCTTCCAATCGCCGGAATAAGATTCTGAAACAAAAATGTAGATGCGCTTGATGCCAGATCCATCATAGCCTGATTTACCTGATCCTGATTTCCAACCGACAGCTTTGCGATAAAATTTGTCCATGCTGCCTGCATCGTCCCAAATGATCCAGACAGAGTGCTTGCAGCTTCCAATGCCGTTGTTCCGGTAATCCCTAGGTTATCCTGTACAACCTGAATTGCTTCCGTAATATCTGCAAAACTATCAATAGAATAATCCGTAATAATGCCCTGCTGTTTATTCAATTTATTTGCATCCGAAAGCAAACGCTGCATCTCTTCTTTTGTACCACCATAGCCAAGCTTCAAGTTATCCAGCATCGTGTAATTCTGCTTGGCAAAGCCCTGGTATGCATTCTGAATATCCTGCATATTAGTACCCATCTTATTCGCATTATCTGACATCGCTATCAAAGCATTATTGGACAGTTCTGCAGCTTTCGCTGTATCACCACCTACACTGGACAGCATCGATGCCGCAAAGCTGGTAGTTGTCTCCATGTAGTCATTGGCAGACAGACCGCAGGTTCTAAATGCATTATTTGCATACTGGATCATCGTATCAGAAGATTCCTTAAATAAGGTTTCAATACCACCAATGCTCTGTTCTAATGCAGCTCCGGCTTCCACAGATGCTTTGATTCCTTCAACAACTTTTTTACCGATTTCAGCTGCCGCGACTATTTTCAGCATTTTCTTGGCAAATGATACACCGGCATTTTCTCCGCCTTTTTTCCCGGCCTCATCCCCTGCGTTTTCAACTTCTTCGCCCAGTTCTTTCCCGATTTCACTTTTTATTCCTTTTGTGGTCGGAATAATCTGCACATAAGCCTTTGCCAGTTCAGTTCCCGCCAACTCTCTCACCTCCTGCCAGCTGTTCCCACATATCCTCGAATAGTTCCGGTGTTGAAAATGTAGCAATGTCCTGCGCCGGATCCGCTTGTAGCATTTCAAGGATCATTTTTGGACGGTTTCTGTTCTTTGCCCCATCTTTTGTTTTCGCCCATAAAAGCAAAGAAAGCTTATCCACTGCTGATGCAAGTAACATCGTTTCAAGCGGATAAGCCATTTTATTCATCTTTAACCATATCCTCGCATTTTCTCTCAGCCCGACTGCAAATGTCGCGATCACGGTAGCCGGATATGACCGATAATCATATATTCCGTAAGTTTCTGCCAGGTCACAGACTAATGCCGTCTCATCTGTTGCCAGCATATCTGCGAGGATAATCAGTTTTTTGATTTATTTTTTGATTCAAAAATCTCCATTACTTCTGCGAGCATCTTCTGGGCTGATACCCGCCCATTTTCACTGCGTACATGGTCCTTTAATGCATCTCTCTGTGCCGGTCCCAGGAGCATCGTTACCATCTTTGTGGTCTTTCCATAATCACCATCATCAATATCCTGAAGTGTTTCCAGAAGTTCATAATCATCCAGCACCTCATCCTGTAATGAAAATTCAAAACCAGAGCTTGTCTTTCCTGTAAACATATGCTACTCTCCCTTTTTCAAAATATACTCATAATGCGTATTTCCGGAAGCATCTGGGACAGCAGTAACCGTGGTTGTATATCCAATGGCTTCATCTGCTTTATAAGTGATCTCGCCAACTTCCGTAATTGTTCCGTTCGGAATAACGATACGTTTCAATGCATTGTCTTTTAAAACCATGTCAATGACCCATGCACCAGCCTCCGCTTCACTTCCATTTGCCTTGATGGTGATACCGGTTTCCATATCCCCCGTTACGTTGCTGTCTCCGTACACGGTTTTAAGTACATCAATATTTAATCCCTCAATCAATGTAAAACCAAATGTATCCGGTTTATCTGACTGATAGGTAATTACAGTATCACCACCCCAGGCTTTGATCACATCTGTTTCCGGTGAATTACTGTTTGATACACCATCTTCACTGATGTAGCCAAGAGAATGGAACGCTGCATTCAGGGCCGTGCTGGCATCTGTTGGCAACGCAGTTCCTACGGGTGCCCTCGCAATCGCTCCGCCTACTTTTGGTTTACTGGTTGATACTTTTGTTGTGTCTGACATGTCTGTCCTCCTTAAAAATGTACCAGGTCAAAAACTGCCTGATACCGATATTTTTTTGTTGCTGTATCTGTAAAATTGTAATCTGAATTCAAACTGCATTTGCAGACTTCCGATTCATCCGCAATATCGCACATTGCTTGTTTCACAGCCTCATTTAATACAGCCGCCTGGTACAGGCTTTCTGCTGCTGACTGGATTGCCAAGGTCGAATAGCAGATATGATTCTCTTTCGAGCCACCAGTTTTTTCAATGATCACATAGCGCTCCGGCGGTTTTTCCGGAACTTCCATATATACCTTTTCTTTTACCCGCTGCAGCAGGTATTCCGAAACAATCGTTTCAATCATTTTCGCACCGCCTTCAAAAGCGTATTATTTTTCATATTATCTACACGGGCCGGAAAGCTGTCCGCATACACTTTCGCGACAATTCGTGTTGACTGTGTATAAGCGGCTGTCTCATATCCATCCCCGCACCGCTCTGCAATCTCCTCTGCATGGTTTCTGCAGATTTCAAGGATTTCCGGTGATTTTAGCAGCTGCTGACGGATAGCTGCCTGGTTCAATTCAATCATCACTTTCTGTGCCATAACATTCCACTCTCACTTTCTTGTTCCACCGAAGCGGGATCAGATGATCGAGCCCCTGAATCGGCATTCCGATTGTTTTCCATCGTCTTCCAAAGAACTCCACTTCACTGTTTTCCCACTCGTGGGTATCGCCTTTTGGAATTGCAAGCGTATATACTGCTTTTCGTCCGGTCAGATTCAATGTGTCCAGAATCTCCTGTTCTTGCGCCGGCGCAATCAGCACATCTGCGATTTCTTCTCCCTTTTTCTCATAGATCGGACGATTAAACGCATCCACACCAATCTGTTCTTTTTTGTACAGAACAATCGTTATTCCTCTCATGCCTCACTATCCTCCTAATCTTCTACAAAAGGACCAGAAAAAGCAATCCTGCTGCCACATCCCAGAATCTTTTTATCCAATTTTGTCAGATAAAGTTCTCCTGCAGATCCACTTCCAAGGCTCCATGTCTGAGAATATCCAAATCCTGATACGGTTCCCTGGGACGCTCCAATTGGTATGTCTTCATCATTTCCACTGCATATTGTACGCACCACCATATTGCAAGATACGAGCTGTTTTGCCTCTTTTGATGCATTTTTCCCATATGTATCTACAATAATTGCTGCATCCTGTAATAAGGATTCGCACCATTCAATCTCATCAATAGATAATTTTCGTTTGCATCTTTTTTCGACATCATATACTGTCGCATACATAGACCTCACCTCATTTTTTCGCAGTTCCTGTGGTCGTTTTTCTGGTTGTTTTTTTTGGTGCAGTTTCCTCTTTATCCTGCTGTGCAAGTTCTTTTACAGGTTGAAAAAACATAGAGTCCAGCTCTTCACTGGACTCCACGATCATACCTGTCTGCTTATACAGATATTTCATCCTTTACTCTCCTGCTTTATCGATCTTGACAAATGCGTTCTGATCCATGATTCCGATTCCGTATACAATCTCTGCACGGATTGCAATCTGGTTGTTTCTCTGCAGATCTCCAAGTCCATCCGGATCTCCATACTCGATCAGATGTGCGCCGATTGATCTCTGAACTCCCCAACGGAATGCATCGAACTGGCCAACAATGCCAAGCAGATTGGTTGCTTTGCTAATCTCATTTTTTGCAGATACGGTGTCGGAAATTGCCGCGTTCATACCAAGGAAATTTGTCACATTCTGACCAAATCCGATTTCCGGATAGATTTTTCTTCCGGTTGTATCACGCATGGTAGACAGTCCAAAAGATAATGTCGGATCCATGGCAATGCCAGACGGAGTATATCCTGCGGAAATTACCATTCCTGCAGCCGCCTCAATTGCTTCATCATACTTACTTCCAGATAATGTTACCAGCTGAGTAGTATCGATCAGTCCCTCTTTTACAAGAGATGAAACTGTTCCTGTCAACGGATTGATCTTATGGATTCCAACCAGATCCAGCGCTCGTCCAAGTGCAATGCCTGCATTTGCTGCCAAATCCTGAAGAACGCCGATCTGAACATCCTCATCCGCCCACTGCACCTCCTGCGAGCATCTCATGGTTACCTGCAGCTTAAACGGATTGATTGTTTTTGCGCCATAAGTCGTCGGTGTCGGGGATTTCTGCGCTCCTTCTCCTACCAGTTCAGCTTTTGGTGGGGCGGTTAAAGTCCACACCTGCTGTTTTCCAAATTTCTGCGGTCTTGCCCCAGACAACTGCGCCAGAGTAGAACCTTTCTGTGCTTTTTCAAAAATCCCAGTAGAAACCTCCGCTGGAATTTCAAAATCTGATGTAATTAATGCTGCCATTATTATTTACCTCCAAATAATTGCTGTGCAAACGCTCTCATGCCATCATCCGCATGAGATTCGTTTGTATGTGGTTTGTTGTTGCTTCTGGTTCCCGGGTAATTGGTCGGTTTTGCAAAATTCAAGATGGCCTTTGCCTGCTTTTTGCATGTTTCTTCATCTTCACCCGTTAATAATTCCACCGGAACTTTCATTTCGGCTGCCACTTTACTTCTTGCCTGACTTACAGTTTTTTCTTTGGTAAGTCCTTCTAACTGTTTCTGAAGATCTGCAATCTGCTCTGCAGTCTTTTCAGCTTCCGTTTTTGAGCTATTCTTCAATACCTCGTACTTACCTGCTTTTTCCTTCAGGTCTTCATAATCTGCATATTTCTGTTTTTCTCTTGCGAGACGTCCCTCGATAATTGCATCCACGTCAGCCTGAGTAAATTTCTTTTCTTCTGTTCCTGCTCCTGCAGTGCCATTTTCATTAATATCTGCCATTTCTCTGTTTCCCTTCTGTTAAGTATTTTTCCATGTTTCAGGCACATGTTGCCATTAAAAAAGCAGCTTCACTGAAGCCACTTGAATAATCACCATATTCATTTTTTACAATCAACCGCATCGCCTCCTAACGCTCCGGGCGTTCCCTGCCGGTGGAAGATATTGGATCACCGCCTTTCTATGCAACAATACTTTTGATTCCGTAAGCAATCGCACAATCATGTTCGATGATGCATCCGCGGGCATCATTCCATCCCGGCGCAAAATAAGCTACGTCTGCATCCGCCAGAAGCTCCAGAGATTTCCCTAAGAACCACAACGATTTTGCGTCTGCTGGTGCTTTCTCAAAGAATGAATCAATCACTTCCACCGGTTCTCCCACCAGTTCAGATGCCGCTTCAATTGCTTTGGCTCGTTCTGCTTTGATTTCCTCGTCTGTTTTTCCTCGCATCGGCTGGCTGATAAATAATTTTTTCATGTCTACCTCCTACTCCTCTGTATGGCATGTATTGGTTAATTTACCGTATACATCTTCGTACAGCTCCTGTTTGTCACCGTTGTAGGTGTACTCCGCATAGATACCATCTCCACTGATTGTGGTAGATGCTAAACACTTGTAATTCTGGAGTGTTTTACAGGACCAAACTACAAATACATTGCTTCGGTCAATCTGCACCTCTGGTCTGTTCTTGTGGTACCATTCAACAAGTTTCTTCTGTGCAACACTCTCAAAGTGCGCCATTCCTGTGATAATCATGTTTTACCTTTTCCTTTCTTAAAAATGGGTATAAAAATACCACCAACCATTTCTGATCAGTGGTATCTATAACTTATTCTTTGCTTCTTCTGACAAGCGCTTGAAAATTTCCTTGCATTTCTGATTAAATTCTTCTTTTTCTTCCTCTGTACGTTCCTTGGGATGAAGAAATGCCTCTTTTTTCTCAGGTGAAATATTTTTCTTTTCCTCTTCTGAGAAATGTATATACTCCAAGTCAGTCCGCAATAAGAAACATTCATGGGGAGATAATTCATTTTTCCTACGCTGTTGCTCATCCTCTGGAAGCAGCAACCACTCTCTTGCTGTTAATGCCATTATTCCAATTCCTCCAAAAGAATGTAAAATTTTCCATCCTCTTTGATTTTGTTAATCACCTTAAATTTTGCCATGTATGGATAAAGCACTTCATTTTCCATATCATTTAGCCCTCTAAGGTCTTTTCCATTTTTCGCATTTTGAATAAAAATCTGTACCTGTGCATCATCATTATATACACCTTTTTTAGTGGTTGACAAGTATTGTTTCGGAATATATTCTTTTTCTACATCAAATTCATCAAAAAATTTCTGAGCTTCCTCTTCAAAAGAAAATGTTACAGAACGATTTAAATTTCCATTGTAGTTTGGTAGTTTTTCAAGAGCAGCATCAAGGTTCCTGGTCCATTCTTTTTCAATATCTGTCAATTCTGAATTGGCATTTCTTCGCAACTTATCGTTGAGCGAATATGAATCTGGGCTTATATATCGTACAACTGCTGCCTCTTCTTTGATTGTAAGTCCTTTTGCTTTCAGTTCCTCTTTCTTATTTGCATACAACTCTCTTTTTCTGGCATTAATCTCATCCTTATTCTGCTCATACCGCTTCCGCCGCATAGCATTAATATCACCACCTGCATTTTCATATTCTTCCAGATACTTATCCGGATCGTATCCGGCCACTGTACTGTGTCCGTCAAAACGGACCGCATACTCACAATCACAATTTGCATGAATATGTTCTGCATGTCCACCTTTTAGTGCCTCATCTGACATATACTGCCAGCCTCTGGAAGCCAGGGTAATACAAAAGGCGCATGTGTCTCCATGTGGAATCCATGCAAACTGTGCGCCGTCTCTTTTTGCATTTTTCAAGGTTGTATCTGCGCCAACTTGTTTTACCAGTCTTGCTACTGTGGCCGGAACTTTACTCTGTGACTGTTTCATCGTCCCATGAACTGCCCTTGCCACTTCTCCATATTCCGGAAGATCTGCAATTTCTGCTGTGGGGACTATAACGCCTTGTGCCGCTGCTGTTTTCTCATACATTTGACAGGCCAATGCACCAATTGCCTGTCCATAATGTAATGATAATGCATAAGCATAATCTAATAGCGCTTTATCATCTCCAAAACCATGTTTACGCACCCACTCCTGCATTAGATCCGCCGCTTTCTGGCTGATTCTGGACATTTTTGTTATGTACTGCACCCATGCTTTCGTCGATATTCTCATCATCAAACTCCTCTGTCAGAATATTACTTCCTTTTGCTCTCTGCTCCTGTGCCCGGATTCTGCGGATATCGGCCTGATCAAACCCAATCATCTCGAGGAAAATATCCGTCTGTGCGAATCCCTCCCTTGCCGTTGCAATCTTTAAAGCCGCATCTGTCGTAGATGCTACACTTGGCATTGCAGGATTTTTGAAATGTGCAATGATCTCTTTTTCATTGTCCGGAAGCTCACCTGGTGTAGACCCGAGTTCAATCGCAAGTGCCATTTTACCAATTCGATACAACGCATCACCATTTGTCCGGTTCAGCTGTTCTGCCATCAAAATCAGTGTCTGTGACTGTGCAATAATAGCCTCGCTGGATGTAGGATTTGCGTCATTGACCACACCCACATCAGTAACTGTTAATCCAGTGGCAGCGGAATACTGTGTTGCAAGCATACGGAGCATCTGAACATGAGGTTCAATGTTTCCCTGCATCAGCTGTCCGAAAGATGGTTTCTCACCAGTCTCCGGATTTGTTGTTCCAAGCAAAACACTTCCAACATACTGTTTGAATTTATTGTCGATCAACACATCGTACTGTTCATCCGTAATTCCAAGCAGATATTTTTGTGGTGAAGTCGCAAACTCCAATCCAATCGTAGCATTTGCCACCGTCCGAACATAGCCTTCAATCAATCTTCTGACCGGTTCTTTCAGTCTTGACTGTCCGAATGGCTTATCATTTGTAGCATCCCATGTCAGCGCAACCATAAGTGGTTCACCAAATTTATGAGGATATTCTGTAGCGTGCCAATGTCCGCCTTCCCGGTCCAACACCCAGATTGCCGTCTCCGTGTAAAAATTCACATGTTCCGGTGACCATGTGGTGTCAGATTCATCTCTCCGGTCATCTTCGAATGCAAACCCACATTTAATTCTGCCTTCCGCTGCATCCCAGGAAGCCGCTGCGCAATGTGGTGAATAAAATCGAACCCTTGCATTTTTCTCCTTTCCTGATACTGCTGCAAATGCACATCCATATTTCAGTTCCTCTTTTACGGCTTTATTGTATTCCGCAATCAGATGATTCCGTCTCATAATGGCATCCATATGCTCTGATTTCGTTCCGTTTTCAGTCACAAACCCATCAAACATTGATCTGGCTGCCAATACATCCACGGTTTTTGCACCCCAGGAACAACCAATCTGTAGCCTTCGAATCCCATACGGAAGTGCAATTCCAAGATTCACTTCCTGCAGAGTAATTTTCCCATTGTAATACCGGCGTTTCTTCCGGTTTGTCGTTCTATGATAGTCATATATATATTTCAGTTCCCTTAATTGTCTCTGTTCTTCATCCGGAAGCCCTTCTACAATTCCAAAATTAAGTTCCATTTATCCAATCCTCATCTTTTTGGTCGGATTTCGTTTCGAAGTCCTGCATCCCCACAATGCCAGAGCAGCTGCTTCAATCGGTGTTGAATTTTCACCGCCAAATCCCCAGCCACCTGCGATTGCCCGCTTTACCGAAGTTATTGCTGATTCATTTAACACTTCCTGATATTTGTACCAGGTCACAGTCTGCTCATTAATTTCCTGTACCAGCTGGCTTGCTGCTGCGATCACATCTTTCCCGGAAGGTCTTACAATAGATTGTCTGTTTCTCCAGACAGATATAATTTTTTCTATCAGGAATTCCACTCCGTTCCTTCCATCCACAACAACACATGATGCTGTCTGGTACCTTTCATTCAGCCAGTCTGCCAACCACTGGATTCCTCTATCCGTGGCCTTGAATTCAATCAATGATATCCTTGCCGCTCCCTCTTCCGGACAAACCGCACCACATAATGCCACTACGGATCCGTCTGCTGAGAATTTCACACCATAAGCAGTCTTTCCTTCCGGCTTTTTCTGATCAGATACACATGCTTTCCACTTTGCTCTGTCAATCGCATAATCCTGCTCATTATTTACCGGTGACCACCATCCAAGACGCTCCCGTGCAAAAGTATCTTCACTCATCTGTTCACACTCTGCTGCGATTGTACTTTCTCGCATTCGTCTTCCAAGTGCCGGGTTACATGCCGCCCACCGGCTTCGATCTGTTACATCCCCAATCTCGTCTACGGAATATTCCGTCCATGCCGTTGAGTTGCTTGTCCCATTTAATGCCTTTTCACGGATATTTTTGAATACGTCACCCGTACAGTTTTCATCCGGAGGAGTCCCAAGGTAGATCGTCTGTGGATTTCTGGAAGCCGATATTGCCGGAAGGAATGAAGCCTGCTGCTCTGACGTTAATTCCTGTGCTTCGTCAAATACCAGCAGATCTCCATGTAATCCTCGGCCGCCATTTCTTGTCCGGGCAACAAATACAACTCTTCCGCCATTCTTCAGTATGATCTGTTCTCTTCCAAGCGCCGTTTTGATCTCTTTTACATATTTTTTCAATCCTCTGCTTTCAAACAGCCCCTTCAACTCCATGAAGGTTTCTGTTGCTGTCTTCTGCAGATGTGCTGTATATACGATCCACTCTGCATACATCACCATTCCGGATGCAATACGACCGGACGTATCAAGTGTCTTTCCATTCTGCCGCGGCACGGATAATCCACATGTCGTTGCGGACCAAATCTCTTCCTCTGTTCGCCCCATCCAATCATGAAGAATCCCTTCCTGCCACGGATCCACAAACAGCCGGCCTGCTGCCAATATCTTTACCGCATCCTCTCCGTCTGTGTGAATATATTCCGGAGCGATCCTAACGGACGGCTCCTGACTTCCCATCAGCTTCTCGTGTGGAGAGGATCCTTCCGATTTCATCGTCATCGTCTGCTACTCCCCTTATCTCTTCAATCTCTTTTATTGTCTCTCTGTACTGTTTTGCAAGCGGCGGCATGAGCTTTGCTCCATCTCCTAAACCATTTGCACATACATCAATTTGTTTCGCCAACACTTTTGCTAAATTTTCAAGCTGTTCCAGGCGGCTTCCGTTGCCTGTCACGGTAGTCATTTTCTTAGCCTTAGCCACCTTCTACCACCCCTTTAAAAATTTCCTGTGTGTAAATCGGCGCTGGACGGCTGGGGTCGCTGACCATGACAGGCGGGGGTACCTCCCCACCCACAATTCTTGATTCTGCAGCCGTCTGACAACTTTACCATTTTCCGTCAGAAATGTTTTGCATTACCGCCCTTATAGCAACTGATTTGTTTACTACTTTGTTACTTTTAACAGCATTACAGCAGTAATGTGCCGCCTGCAGGTTGTTCCAGTCCTGTGCTGCTGCCTCTTTGGATACATATCCAAACTCTTTCCATCTCGAAACAGGTTTGATCTCATCTATTACGAACGATAATGGATGCTTGCTGTCACTTGGTTCATCGTAGTGTATCGGACCCAGTCTTCCTTTACATATGCCACACGGACCGCCCATGGCTTTAAGCCTGGCTCTGTGCTTCCGCCTCAGATTGCCGTTTGAATATCTTGGATTGCTCATGCTGCCACTCCATATCTATGTTTCACTTACTCTGATCAATATTTTCTGAATTACTGTTTCATCAGCAATTTTAAAAAAATATACCACCTTATATATTCCAGTATGCGCCGGGCATATCGTAATTCCAAGTGTATGATCATCGACTCCACACCGACCTTCCGCCTCCCGCATATCCATATCGCAGTTCCATACTTCATATCTTGCCTCTATGATCTGAAACGGAAGCTCATCATCCGAAGTCACTGTCACATACAATTTTCGTTTTTCACCTTTATACATTCGCAGCGTCTTCTGCAAAATAAGCCACTCTCCCTTCCAGTCTCTCCTGCTCCACAGAATAGTCCAACCATTCCTGTTTAATCCAATAATCCTGCATCTGCGCATGGATAGAATATCTGTTGTCCTGTGTGCCAGCAACAACGCAATATTCTTTTCTATACACTTTACTTGCATAATCCAGCATTTTGATCTCATACCGGAGATTTTCTAAATCAACCACGTACAGGATCGTTGCTACATAAGCCTGATTTCCTGCATCATCCAACGCATAAAGAGCGACGATATACTCGCCGCTCTCTAAAAATGGGACTGTCACCTTCCAGATATTTCCATCTGTTCGGTC